GCCCCGCCCTTGTGGTCATGCCCGTCAAGGTCAATCGGCAGTCCGACCACGTTGCCCTTGCTGTCTTTCGTACTTTCAAGGATTAAGAGCGTGTTGTCAATGTAGGTCTTCAGTTCTTCCTTCTTGAACACAACCTTTTTTCCGTTCATGGCGGTAAACGAACCGGCCGCCATGCCGTCAATGGACGACAGGTGTTGGAACTCCGCCATAAGGTCTGTGAACGAAAAGTCAACTGCCTGCACTGCACTCCAACAAATTGGCCGCTGAACCGTTATGGTTCAGCGGCCGGTCATACGAGGCACACTGTCCTGCGCTTTGCCGTCCAGTATCAACAAGGACGGGGCGCATTTGTTTCCACAGTATAGCCATTTTCGATCAAAAGTCAAGGGCTGGCAGGCTCGTCCTTTTGTCCCAAGGCCGCCTTCCTAACCGTGACAACCGTTGACTGCGTGATGGTGACCTCCCACCGCTCAGTCGGGCTGGCAGGGCGAAACAACTCGATACCGTACCTGCCCGGCGGCAATCGGTCAATCATCTTGGCAATCGTCAATGCCCGTGGAGACACACCTTTGTCTTGAAAGTTTTTGTCATTCATAAAACATCAAAATTATCTTTTAAATGGTGTACAAATTACCATCATCGTCGACTAAATGATGCTCACACCGATAGCCCCTGCACTCAAAGTGACGAGATGGCGGCACGGCATCATGGGCGACCCACCACTTGGCGCGGTGGCGCTTGCCTTTAAGACGAGAACAGTCGGAACAACTCTCGCCGCCGTCAATGCCGGCGAACGTCAACATGACGTTTGGTTTGGCGAGAAGTTTCACCTTGGCATACACCATGTCGAGCGTTTGGGTATAACCGTCTGCACGGTTGGCGGCGGTCTCCTGCGCCGAGAACGGAGCCATCTCCTTCAACTCCTTGCGGAGCAGAATGAGACTGGCAAACAGGTCGGCAATGTAGCCGAGTTCGCCTGCCTGTACGCCGCTGATATAGGCAATCGCGTCTTCATCGTCTATCGGCAGTTCCGCCCCGCCATCCTCCCATGCCTGCTCGGAGGCGTTCAGGAAAGCGTCCGCCATGGCCTTCTTCATCCCATTCTTGGACTTGGTTATGGCGGACTCTCCAGAGAGGAATCCATAAATGGCGTCATAGACTTGCCCCCAATAGGTCTTGCGAATGTCGGAATAGTACCACAAATCGGCAAGTTCAAGAATACGACGATGATGCTCAAGTTCTACTGAGACTGCCTTGTCTGGCAGGTCATGGCGTCCGGCAGTTCTGTCAATCAGGTCCATGTTCATCTACCACGACCTCGTTGCACGGCTGTATGCTTTCAAAGCCTGTTCGATGGTCTTCCTAGCTTTGCTATTGGCTTCTTCTCCGCTCATCGGCTCACCAGTGTCGTTCATCTGTTTGTCATTGGATTTGAGCGTGCCATCGGGGTTCTTGGGCAGGCTGGCAAGGCGGTCCCGCGCAGCATTCGCCGCCTTTTTCTTCGCCTCCCATTCCTCTAGCGCATCGTCAGGCGTCTTTTCCGGCATCCAGCCCGCACGCCTGCGGACGGCTTCGTAATCGTCCATGCCAATCGGCATTTTGTCGTAGATGGTCGAGAAGAACGATCCCAATGCGCCAAGGTCAAGCGTATTTTCAATGTGGCTGAACGTGATTTTCGGCCGCCTGGTCGCGCCGGGGAACGAGTTTCTATTCCACAACCACAGCCGCTTGCCGACCTGGTCGTCAAACTGACTGGCCATGCCGTCCAGCATGGCGTTGAACGAATACACTGCCGTGTTTGTGCTGTCCACCTGGCTTGCCATTGCCCCCGTCTGCGTCATCGTATTGAGAGCGATGAATTGCATGGAGTAGATGCTCAAAACCAATATGCCATAGTAGCGGATGGCTTCCAGGATACTTCCCGCCACTGAAAACGGAATATCAACCACGTTGCCGTCCAGCCCAAACGGCCATATCGCATAATTGCCCTCCTGCGCCGAGAGAATGGCTTTTGCCGCACTGGCCACATTGGTCTTATCGGCAGCCGAGATGTCACCCTTTTCGATTTTCTTGACCGACAGATGGCCGGCGGCATGCTCGAAGCCCATGCCTTGTATGACTTCCAGACCGTACTTGATGCGTTCCAGACGCCAGACCGCCTCAAGCGGCGAGTAACCTTCCGGGTTGTGTGACCCGCCAAAAGTAATGTGCAGGCTATGCTGTAACGGCAAATCAATAGGCGGGTTCGGAAAGTCGTGCTGTCTCATGCCCTTGACGCGCTTATTGTCATCGAATATCCACCCGTGAAAGGTGGAATGGTCTCGCCATGCAATGCGACGCAAACCAATCAAGCCGTCATCCAGTTCGCTCCGCCATTCATCATCGGGGTCGGGCGGCTTCCAGTTCGGATTGCGGATGGCAGGCTGCACATCCCACCATGCCCATCCCATAAACGGAACATAGTTCACGCACTGCTCAATGAAGTCGTGAAATCCGCCTTCCCAATTCTCAAACTCGCTTTGCAGGTAGTCCTGATACCGTTTGTCATCATCGCCAGGTTCGTCCGGCAGGTTGACGACCGGCTTGACGTTGCCCGACCATGCCGAGAAGGCCCGCCGTATCATGACAATTTCAGGCATGGACTGCCGCAGACGCGTGTAAAGCGGGATGACCTGCGGAAATTGAAGGGCAGAATTGTAGGCTTCGGTGACAAAGCCTCCCGATTGCTTCAATCCCGAAGTCCCCATCTCATTGAAGACGATGCGGACTTGTGTCTCGCTGCCTTTGCCGTTATCCCGTGAAACTTCACGAGATTGTTCTGGTGCGGGCATTGTCATCTTGTCTCTCTTTCTGCCAACATCCGCATCAGTCTGCGGTTAACGGGCAGTCATGGATTTTCTTCCGGGACAGGGGCGTATGCATGAAACCGTGCTTACGGACATTATACCTCAATCCTCCCACCTGCTTTTGAAGTTATCCACATGACCCATACCTGCAAAGGTATCATCGCTTCCAAGCCAAGCCTTCATGGCAATCTGCACAACGGCATCTCCATCATCCGTTGAGCGTCCAAGTCTTGATTTGACGCCCTTCCCGAATGTTTGTGTTTCCCCTTTACTTTCAACCGCTATTTTTCCGCCACTTTTTATCACCCACGTTGGGGTGGTCAAGTCGCCGGTCAATGTGTCGTCAGGAGGCAGGTCGTACATGTCATTCTTCAACAACTCGCGCAAGTTCCACCATGCCGCCGAACGCAAATTCACAAATCCCAATTCTCCTGTCTCGTCCTTTGTGTCTATGTGCGCGGCGGCAACAAAGGAAATCACGCGATTAGCAATCTCTGTCATTTCCTTCAACCGGTCGTAAACACCGGGGTCATACCCAAGGTCGACAACCGCCTTGGCCTGGATATGTCTTCTCAGAAGACCTGCTGTTCTACCCGCCAGTTCCATACTGTTCCTGCTGTTCGTGCGTTCCAGTTCGGCTATGGCATTGTCATCATATTCATGTGCAATGACCGACTTGTCTCCACCACGACCGATGTCCACGCCCAAGCCTGTGCATATCTTGAAATCGCCTGCATCGCGTCTTGCCAGCCAACGTTCGTTGGAACGTTCGATGTCGGCTAAAAGAATAACTCCATCAGTGTCGTCCGAAGCAAACTCACCAAGAACACGGTTGATGTAGACTGCCGATGTTTCTCCCCATTGTTTCTTACGCTGCTCTGCCCACTCCGGTTGAATACGACCCGCCGCGATTGCGTCCGCCAGCGTAACGTGAATTACCGACCAGTCCTCATACCCCGCTTTCCTGGAATGGATGTCGTAGAACCTGCCGCTCATGCTGCCGGGGGTCGAGATTGCCAGCCAGTAACATTCACCTGTCGAGAATGCACCTTCGACGGCGTCCCATGTTGCCTCCGGGATGGCTTTGCTTTCATCAAAAACATACAGCATGTGTTCGGCGTGTGCTCCTTCGATATATGCAGGGTTGTCGGATGCAAGCGCAAAGGCTTCGCCGGTTTTCAATTTAAAGCTGAGAAGCAGAAGTTCGCGGGGGGAAAAAGGCATCCTGCCGATGACGTCCCACTTCAAAAGGCGCTGCCACTTGTGAATTTCAGGAAACAGGTACTTGGTCAATTGACGCCACGCCGAAGCCAGGGCAGGTATCTTCCAGTCTTTGCCGTCACGGGTCAGTGAGAACCACAGAATAGTAATGGCGGCAAAGGCAGTTTTTCCAAGACCGTGAGGACCTCTTAGGGACATGCGGCGGCGGCGCACCAGTTCGTCCATGGCATGGACTTGGTAATCGGTCAACCCTTCCCCTTTATTCCACCTGATACAGTCTTTTGCAAAGCCTGACAAATCGTTGAAATATTTTTCTTGAAAACGCCGGTAGTCGTCTCCTACGCCTCCGGCGGGGTCTAGTTCGTCAGCCGCCAAAGCAAGTAATTCATCCTCCAGGGACGAATCACTTTGATTTGGAACAGGAAAGTGTAAATGGTCATTCATTTTTACTGGGTGGGGCAGAGGAAATCAATCCCCTCACCGACGCCCCGATGCTTGCCATGAGTTTCCTGTCTGCCACCCTGCCTTGCTCCTCATAAGCCTGCACATTCCGTCTGACGACATCCACGATGGCAAGGATAAGGGCTATCGCTCTTTCGTAAGTAATGACTTGCTGCATGTCGGTCAGACGTTTCGCTTCGCTGGCGGTCAGGCGACGGCGGGTTTCCAGCGTTCTTTCGATGTTCAACCATACATTCGCTTCTTGCGAACCTTCACTAATGATTTCGCCCAATTTCCCAAAGGCAAGTTTTATCGTACCTTCATCCCCGCGACGCTGCGCAGACAGTAATTCCTGCCATGCTTGTTGTAGTTCGCCCCATGAATGACTGGCTCCGCCTTCCGGCAATGCCTCGACGAGTTTGGCCAGTCGGACATCAATCAGCGATATGTCGTCACGTAAAGCAAGAAGGTCTGGGTCTTTTCTGGCATCATGGTATCGCTGAACCAAGCCAGCCGGCAGGTGTTTTGAATATCGACCATGCTTGAAATGCGGGGATGCCGCGCCAACCGGTGTCGCACCGCCGTGAAAACGGCATACCTCCATGCCGGGGACGGCGGCTTTCCTGCATTGTTTGCCGGATTGTTTGGATTTTGCCTTGCATTGCATAAGGGTTACAACCCTTCATGGGGTTATCGCAGAGCCAGGGACATGAATTCAGCCCTGACTTCTGTCTTTTTGAATGAACCATGCAGAGAAGAAGATGTCACCTCAGGCTGCACGTATCCGTTTGCCCACAGCGCAAGCAGACAACTGGCGTCCACTGTGGATGCGGTATTGTGCGCGTTTTGGTCTTACGGTTGACTGATGGTGTCATGATATTCGTCTCCAACTTCGCAGCATACCACACGCTCGTTGTTATTCCAGTACGGCGGGCGTAAGCGGACTTCACG